TTGGGTTCTCATCTGTTCGTTGGAAAGACCTATACCTATCAGGCGGTGTCTACTTAGGCGGCACAGGTGCTGCTAACAAGCTGGATGACTATGAAAGTGGAACTTTTACTCCTGTAATGGAAAACGTCACAGGATGGTCGGGCTCATCTGGTGTTGCTGGTACATACACAAAAATAGGCAACACAGTTCATGTGTTTATAATTATGGCAAGTAATGTAGCTTTAACAGGAACACCCACAAACACAATCACTGGGCTACCCTTCTCATCAGATTTAACCGAAAAATGCTCTAACGTATCTATTTCCAGAATGTTTGGCATAGGTTTAACGACAACGGATTATATCTGCGGAGTAGGTGGTTCAGAGTTACAATTCGGTTATGTAAACGGGGACAATAACGTAAACAATCTGACACACAGCGGAAGTACGCTCCGGTTTACCATTAGCGCAACTTATACAACAGCGGCATAAACACAACCATACGCCTATCGGACGGTAGGCACAGACAGGAGTAACACCATGGCATTGACACAGAAAGAACTTAAAGAGTTGTTGGATTACAACCCAGAAACAGGTGAGTTTATGTGGAAAGTAGAGCGTAGCGATAAAGTTAAGGCTGGAGATATTGCCGGAGGTTCAAACTTATCTAATGGCTATAAAAGAATCTGCATAAACTACCACAATTATGCACAGCACAGGATTGCTTTCTTATACATGACAGGCAAATTTCCTAATAAACTTGCAGACCATATCAATGGGAAAAGATCAGATAATCGTTGGTGTAATTTGCGCCAAGCAGATGATGCTCAAAACGCCTGCAATAAAGCAATGCAATCAAACAATAAATCTGGTCACATTGGTGTTTGGAAGCCAAAAGGAAGGGATAAATTTGTTGTACAAGTGCGCGGCAAGCATGTCGGCTATTGCGATACACTTGAAGAAGCTAAAGCAGTTTATCAGCGTGAAGCCTCAAAACAATTTGGTAATTTTTTTAGACAGCAGGAGATTGCATAATGTCACTAGTAGAAGTAACAAACACAACAGACAAAGTAGAAATCGTGGGTATTCACAAACATGTGCAGGTGCGCTCTGCAACGTGGGTTGAAAAAGATGGTGCAATGATTGGAAGCAAACAGTATCACCGCACAGTATTCGCGCCGGGCGATTCATCTGATAATTCTGAAGTTCAGGCCATTATTAATACTGTTCACACAGACGCAGTTATTGCTGCATACAACGCATCAATAGAAGCAGGAGAATAATCATGGCAGTAACTTGGACAATCGCAACACTAGAACGCAACTCATCTGATGACGGTGTAGTTGTAGCACATTGGCGCGCAGCAGACGTAGACGGAGAACACTCAGGCAGCTCTTATGGCACTTGTGGCTTTACGCCCGACTCTACTGCTAGCGGCTACACGGCATATGTAGATATTACTGAAGCTCAGGCTATTGAATGGGTCAAAGCATCTATGGGCGACGAGGCTGTTGAAGCTCTTGAGTCTAGCATCGCTGCTCAGATCGTAGAGTCTAAAGCACCAGCAACTACCGCTGGCGTACCTTGGTAATGGAGCTGCTTCTAAAGAGCTTAAAGTCTAAGACTGTACAGTTCAGTATAGCCCTCGCAGTCCTGAGCATCCTTCAGGGCTACGTTGGGTTCTTACCTGTGTCACCAGCAGGTCAGGCGGCGGTAGGTTGTGTCATAGCTTCATGCGTCACTGTGTTGCGGTTCGTAACCACCACGGGTATAGCTGACAAGTAAAGTTAACCAAAAGGTGCTGTAATATGTTAGCAGAAATAGCCGCTTGTAACGCAGCCTTTGCCATTATTAAGACAGCATTAGCTAACGGGAAGGAGTTGTATGATTGTACTGACGCTACTAAGGATTATTTTGAAAACAAAAGCACCGTAGCTAAACGTGTAGCGTCCAAGGGCAAAAGCGACTTGGATGCTTTCATGGCTCTTGAGAAGATTAAAGAGCAAGAAGAATGGCTGAAGGAATATATGATATATGCTGGCAGGGCTGACATGTGGCCTGACTGGCTTAGGTTTCAGTCTGACTGTAAGCAACAAAGAGAAAGAGCTGCTAAGTTAGCTGTGCTTAAAAGACACAATAATGTAAAGCTAATGAAACAATTTTTTATCTTTATTGGTGTAGCCTTTGCAGTAATACCTGTTTTTATCTACGCTTTAATTTACTTACTCAACAAATAGCAAGGGATTGTCATGGTCGAAACAACAAAGGAAGTACTTGACGTAGCCGCAGCTTCTACCGCTGTACTTTCAATGGCTGCTTGGTTACCGCCAGCAGCTTCCATACTTACAATACTTTGGCTTGGTATTAGGATATATGAGTCAGATACTGTACAAAGTATACTAGGGCGTACAAAATGAGCATATTGACTGCAATCCTTGGACCAGTAGCGGGTATAGCTAAGAGCTACCTAAACAACAAAGCTGAAGAAAAGCAAGCCGTACATCAGCGTAAGTTGTCAGTCATAGAGAACGACGCTAACTGGGAAGCTAAGATGGCTGAAGCGTCTAAGGACTCCTGGAAGGATGAGTTCTGGACTATTGTTTTAGCTATCCCTATCTTCATGATTGGCTACGCTATTGCTGCTAATGATGTTACAATCATAGCTAGAGTAGCTACAGCTTTTGAAGCACTAGAAAAATTACCTGAGTGGTATCAATACCTGCTGTTTATAGCTATATCATCTAGCTTCGGTATACGCGGAGTTAATAAAATAATGCAGATGAGGAAGTAAGAATGGGTCGTGGCAGAGGAAGACAAGAAGCAAGGCGACTTGCTGAAGAAGAAGCATTACGTAGACTAGCTGCTGGGACGGCTGTGCTGCCTCCTGTAACAGTTCTTCCTTTAGAAGCTCCAAGCACCGTAGCTAACCCTGTTAACTGGAAAAGCGCGGCTATTAACAAAGATGATAGTTATTTCTCTAGTCAATACGGTGTATATGGTTTAGACGCTCCTGATCCCGATAAAGAAAGCGAAACAGGTTCTATTGAGGCTGCTTTGTCTCGTTTAGCTAACGCGCCTCAAAGAGAAGCTAACTCTGCAATTTACAGCACGTTTACTGACGAAGAAAGAGTTCTCTCTACGCAAACTAATCTTCTTAAAAAATACGGTATTACTTCTGCAAACATTGGTAATAAAGTTTTAACTGACGATCAGATGTTTGAGTTAACTTCTAAGTTAGACAATGAAATTACAGACTGGCAGACAACTAACCTAAGCACTCTAGCGTCAGAAGATCCAGAAGCTTTTGCAGCAGAATACGGCAAGCTGTACGAAACATCACAGATAAAGTTTTTAAGCTCCTTGTATGAGTCAGGCGCTTTAGATAAAGACGAATACTTAAACGCTTCTGCTCAGACTTTAATGGCAGGCGATAAATATAATACAGATGTTTATATAATAGACAAAGGTAAATTGTACGCAGCTCCTTCTAACTCTGCAGGCAACCCTAATTTTTACAGTGAAGTTGTTTTGTTCCCTGACCAAGCATCAGGCCAAAATCAATACAACACTTTTAACTATAAAATAGGAAGTCAGTCACCTACCTCTGATTTTGATGCGAGCGGTGTAACTAAGTTCTTAAATAGCGCTCCTATTAAGATGGCTGCTTCAATGTTGGGGTTACCTGGCGTTGCTGTTTTAACAGGCTTGAAAGCAGCTAACGGAGAGACTCTACACGCAGAAGACTGGGCTACTTTAGCTATAGCAGGTCTGGGAGAGGTGGCGCAGGCTAAAGGTTTTGATGCAGCAGAAGCAGGTTCTAAAGCAAACGTAGCTGGTAACGCCGCTGTTGACTCTGCTATTGCGGAGTATAACGCATACGCTTCTGGGATGCCGGCTGGCACATTTATACCGCCGAATTACACTGCTGTATACGACGCAGCCTATAATTCTTCAATTGCAGCAAGTGGTGTTACAACTACTTTTATGGGAATTGATCTTGCTAAATTTGCAGAAAACGCTGATTTAAGCACTTCTGTAAGCCAGGATGTCTTAGACGCTGTCTCTGCTTTAGAAGATGCCGCTAAAGGTCAAGGAGACGGTGTTGTTTATAACTTTCTTGAGGATACAACAAACTCTTTAGGCGAAGACTTTAATGCTTCAAATATTGACCTTATAATAAGTGCTTTTGATACTGTTGTCAATGACAGGGTTGAAAGAGAAGCTAAAGCTGCTGAAGTTGCTAGGGTTGCTCAAGAAGCTAGAGTAGCAGAGGAAGCAAGAGTTGCTGAAGAAGCTAGAGTTGCTGAAGAAGCTAGAGTTGCTGCAGAAGCTAAAGCTGCAGAAGAAGCTAGAGTAGCAGAGGAAGCAAGAGTTGCTGAAGAAGCTAGAGTTGCTGCAGAAGCTAGAGCTGCAGAAGAAGCTAGAGTTATTAGGGACGCTGAAATAGCAGAAGAAGTTAGGGTTGCAGAAGTAGCGAGATTAGCTGAAGAAGCCGCTAAAGTTGAAAGAGAAGCCGCAGAAGAAGCTGCTAAATTAGCTGAAGAGGCTGCAAAAAAGGCTGAGGAAGAAGCTATAGCTAACGCTGAAGCAGAGAAACAAGCAGCCCTGGATCTAAAAGCTGCTGCAGAAGCTAAGGCAGCTCAAGAAGCCGCCGACAGAGCTGAAGCTGCTAGAGTAGAAGAAGCCAGGCTTGCCGAAGAAACAAGAGTTGCTGCAGAAGCTAAAGCTGCAGAAGAAGCTAGAGTAGCAGAGGAAGCAAGAGTTGCTGAAGAAGCTAGAGTTGCTGCTGAAGCTCAAGCTGCAGAGGAAGCTAGGGCTGCTCAAGAGAAAGCTGAAGAAGCTGCTAGAGTTGCTGCTGAAATAGCTAAAGCTGCTGAAGAAGAAGCCGCAGCAAACGCTGAAGCAGAGAGACAAGCTGTGTTAGATCTACAAGCAGAGGCAGACGCTAAGGCTGCTAGAGAAGCAGAAGCTAGAGCTGAAGCTGCCAGAGTAGAGGCTGCTAGAGTTGCTGAAGAAGCTAAAGCGGCTGCTGAGGCTAAAGCGGCTGCAGAAGCTAAGGCAGCCAAAGAAGCAGAGGAAAGAGCTACAGCCAAAGCTGCTGAAGAAGCGAGAGTTGCTGAAGAAGCTAGAGCTGCAAAAGAAGCTAAAGACGCCGCAGACGCTAAAGCTGCTGAAGAAGCTGCTAAGACAGCCGCTGAGGTTAAAGCTGCTGAGGAAGCTCAAGCCGCTGCTGACGCTAAAGCCGAAGAAGATAGAATAGCTGAGGAAGACAGAGTAGCAGAAGAAACTAGGCTTGCTAGAGTTGCTAAAGCTGCTGCAGACGCTCAAGATGCTGCTGATGCTGTAGCTAAAGAAGAAGCTAGAGTAGCTAAGGAAGAAGCAGAAGAAGCTTCTAGAAGAGCTGCTGAGATTTCTAAAGCTGCTGAAGAAGAAGCTAAAGCAAACGCTGAAAAAGAGAAACAAGCAGCCCTAGACTTACAAGCTGAAGCAGACGCTAAGGCTGCTAGAGAAGCTGAAGCTAGAGCTGAAGCTGCTAGAGTTGAAGAGGTAAGAGTTGCTAAAGCTGCTGTTGATGCTGCTGAAGCTGCCAGAGTTGCAGAGGAAGCTAGAGTTGCACAGGCTGCTGCAGATGCTCAAGCCGTTACTGACGCTAGAGTTGCAGAAGAAGCTAGAGTTGCTGAAGAAGCTAGAGTTGCTGAAGAAGCTAGAGTTGCTCAAGAACTAGCTGACGCTCAAGTTGCTGAAGAAGCTAGAGTTGCTGAAGAAGCTAGAGTTGCTGAAGAAGCTAGAGTTGCTGAAGAAGCTAGAGTTGCTGAAGAAGAAGCTGCCGCTGCCGAAGTAACCATAACTGATCCAGCAACAGGCGAGGAGATAATAGCCACTCAGCCTGATCAAGTTGAAACAGAGCAGCCTCTGCCTGACTTCGAGCTTGATGAAGAACCTATTGTCTTTGAACCACCTACGGACACTTCTGGAGGAGCAGCAGAAGGAGGAGCAAGTGCTGGAGGCGGGGCAGGTGCTGGTGGAGATGCAGGCGACAGTGCGCCAGTCTCTGATGACATAGTGTTAAGACAGGTGTACGAGGCCGTGTTAGCAGACGAGATTCCTATTGACGAGTACATTAGGATGGGAGGCAGGTTTGTCGATGAGCTACGAGCAGGAGTATCTTTAGAAGACGCTCAAGGTCCGTATGAAGAACCTATTATAGATGACACCCCTATTGAGCTTGACAAGACTGGCGAGCCTCTAACTGAAGAAGGTCCGTTGTTCCCTAGCGACTTCTACGAAGATCCTACAGATTCTTCTGTAGGTTCTACAATTGACTCAGATCCTGTAACAGTTCCAACAACAGGAACAGTAGACGAAGGTGTAGGCACAGGCGGTGTTGGTATGGATGGCTTAGACGGCCTTGATGGCACAGATGGTCTTGACGGTTTAGACGGTTTAGACGGCCTCGATGGCTTAGACGGCCTTGACGGAGCTGCTGGAGACCAAGGAGACCAAGGAGACCAAGGAGACCAAGGAGACCAAGGAGACCAAGGAGACCAAGGAGACCAAGGAGACCAAGGAGACCAAGGAGACCAAGGAGACACTGGCGAACAGGGGCTACAGGGCGAGAAAGGGGAACAAGGCATGATGTCACCTACTAGAACTACTGATATGGTGTTTGCAGACCTGTTTAAATCTAAAATAGACATTGGCAGTAACCAGGTAGTTTCTCCTTATGTACAGTTACAACAACGAGGCTTGCAAGCTCCTGCTCAGCAAGGAATGCTAACAAACTCTAACAATTTTAGAAGGCGATAATAATGACATACCTACAATTAGTAAACAGTGTTCTACGGAGACTCAGAGAAGAAGAAGTAAGCACTGTAGGACAGACCAGCTATTCTAAGCTTGTTGGAGAGTTTATTAATGATGCTAAGCGAACTGTAGAAGATACCTGGGACTGGTCAGCTTTACGAAGCACGTTAACTGTTACCACCACTCCTGATGTTTTTAACTACAACCTTACAGGCTCTCAAGACCGCATTAAAGTTCTTGACGTTGTTAATGACACTTCTGACTGGTTCATGGAGTATCGTGCAGCACACTGGATGACAGCAGCTTACTTGATTGAGACTCCGCCTCTAGGCGCTCCTCAGTTCTATAGCTGGAATGGTATAGACACTAACGGCGACAGCGCTGTTGATGTCTACCCTGCTCCTAACGGCGTGTACAACCTATACTTTAACGTGGTGCTGAGAACAGCAGATTTAGCAGAAGACACTGACAGGATGTTTATACCTTCTTCTCCTGTTATACAGCTGGCTACTGCACTAGGCGCTAGAGAGCGTGGAGAGACAGGCGGTACTTCTGCTTCTGAGTTGTTCTCACTGGCTGGTAGAACATTGTCAGACGCTGTAGCACTCGACGCTGCTAAACACCCTGAAGAGACTATTTGGACGACTGTATAATGGCTGAGCAACTACAGAATATTACAATTGCAGCTCCAGGCTTCTTGGGTATAAACACTCAAGACTCGCCTATTGGACTAGATCCTGCATATGCTTCTATTGCTGACAACTGTGTTATTGATCAGTTAGGTCGCGTAGGTGCTCGTCAGGGCTACACAAAGATCACTACTAACGGTGGAGATGTCTTAGGCACTAGCAGAGGTATTGAGAGCGTATTTGAGTTTATCAGTGTAACTAACATAACTACTGTGTTCTCTGCAGGCAACAACAAGATCTTTACAGGCTCAACTACTTTAACAGAAGTGACACTGCCTGCTGGTTATACGATCAGCGACAACAACTGGAAGATTGTATCTTTTAACAACGATGTTTACTTCTTCCAAAAAGGTCACGCACCTTTAGAGAGTGTTGGAGGGTCAACAACGCTTACGCTTTTAACAACTTCCGGTGGTAATCAACCTCCACAAGGTAACGATGTACTTGCTGCTTATGGACGCCTGTGGTCGTGTGACGTTGTTAACAACAAGTACACAGTGTATTGGAGTTCGTTGCTTGCTGGCGATGATTGGCATGGTGGGTCTTCAGGTAGTATTAACTTAACTACAGTGTGGCCTAACGGGTACGATGAAGTGGTAGCTCTTGCTGAACACAACAACTTCTTGCTAGTGTTCGGTAAAAGAAATGTATTAATCTTTACAGGTGCTCAGAGTCCTTCTTCAGACTTAACCTTACACGACACAGTTGAAGGTACAGGTTGTATAGCAAGAGATTCTATACAAAGTACAGGAACGGACTTGCTTTTTCTTTCTAATCGTGGTATAATGTCCCTAGGAAGGATAGTCCAGGAGAAGTCTCTACCTCTACGTGACGTAAGCATGAATGTCCGTAGTGACCTGCTGGCTGCTGTAGAAGAAGAAGCACACGCTAATGGTCATAGAGAAGAGATTAAATCTATCTATAGCCCTGTCCATGCTTTCTACTTGCTGACGTTACCGTCCAGTAATATTGTTTATTGCTTTGATGTACGTCAGCCTTTAGAGAATGGATCGTTTCGTGTCACTACCTGGACAGCGTTAGAGCCTGTTGCGTTTACTGTGTTTGCTGATGACTCTTTGTACATGGGACGCAATGAAGGCATCATACGCTACGGTAGCTATCTTGACGACACGGCTAAATATCAGCTTCGTTACTTTAGTAACCCTAACGATTTCCAGAGTCCAGCTAACTTGAAGTTCTTGAAGAAGTTTAACTTGACTATTATTGGAGGTCAAAGCACAGAGACTGTCTTAAACTGGGGTTATGATTACACAGAAAGCTACACAAAGCAAGCATTTATTTTTGGCAGCGGTGTACCTGCTGAGTACGGTATAGCAGAGTATAACACTACTGGCGAATACACAGGATCTGTTGTGGTTAACACACCTAAAGTAAACGCTTCAGGAAACGGTAATGTGCTGACAATAGGCATTGAAGCTCAAATTAACAACTCACCTTTTTCAATACAGAAAATTGACATACACGCTCTAGTAGGGAGAATGCTCTAATGTCCGATTATACGAAAACCACTAACTTCGCAACTAAGGACTCTTTAGCTTCTGGCAACCCTGCTAAGATTGTGAAGGGTACTGAAATTAACACTGAGTTTAACAACATACAGACCGCTGTTAACTCTAAAGCTAACTCAGCTAGTCCTACAATAACAGGAACAATGACTGCCGCTACTGTCAACGTAACTGGCACATTGACTGCTGACACAATTACTGGAGGATCCTACTAATGTCTTTATTTACAGGTAATAATATTTCAGACATGCTTGGAGCTGGTGGTGCTTATTACCTAGGCAATCAAGCTTCTGATATTGCTAGAGAAGGTGGCGATGTAGCGAGAAACTTAGCAAATGAAGCAGCTACTACTTCAAGAGCAGAGTCAGCTTTTCAGCCATACACTGTAACAAGCAACTTGGCTAACATAGGTACAACTGCTCAAGGTGGTTACAACCTCAACCTTTCACCTCAACAGCAACAGCTTCAAAACCAGCTTCTAGGGCAATCTCAGCAGTTGTTTGGACAGGTGGGTCAAGACCCCGCAGCTCGCGCACAAGGCATCTACGAGCAGATTAGGGCTACTCAGCAGCCTGGTGAAGAGAGAGACCGCTTAAAGATGCAAGAGAACTTGTTTGCAGGTGGTCGTGGTGGTATACAGACTGCACAGTATGGTGGTTCTCCAGAGCAGTTTGCTTATGAGCAGGCTAGAGCAGAGTCACAGAACACTGCTGCATTAGGCGCACGAGAGCGTGTGTTAGCAGAAGAAGCTCAAGCGTTGACCTCAGCTCAAGGTTTGATGGCTTCTGGTTACAACCCACAACAGCAAGCTCTATCGCTTCTGGAAGGTAGTCAAATACCTGCTGGTTATGCTTCTGCTGGTCAACGCACAGGCGCTGAGCTAAGCAGTCAGTTACGTGGTAGAGGAATTGAGTCTTACGTACAAGGACAGGACTTAGGTAACAGAATTGATCTACAGACTCAAGACGCTATCTTAGGTCTATTGACGGGTCAGCAGATGTCTCCGCTGCAGCAAGCGCAGATAGCTGAGATCTATGCAGGTATGGGTCAAGAAGCGCCAGGTGGCGGTGGTCTTATTGGTAAAGGTTTTGATTGGTTATTTGGAGGCAACGGCAACAGCGAGTATGGCAACATTGGCGATCCTTTTGCTGATAATTTTGGAGGTACGCAATAATGGCTAACATAGATTACGCAGGTTTATTGACAGGCATAAGCGGTCAGAACCAACGACCAAGTCCGTTTACTTCTCCTTCAAGAGATCAACAGCTTCTAGGCTTTGCAGCTAAACAGAACGAAGCATTGACTGGCCGCCTTGGTGGCATGTTTGGACTACAGCAGCAAGACCCTGTAGAGCTTGCTAAGACAAAGCTAGTGGGGCTAGATCCTACAAACCCAGCAGATCAAGCACAGTTTATACAGCTGTTGAATATTGTTGATCCTGCGAAGGCTGCTCAGTTTAAACAGCAGTTGGATTCTAAAGCTACTTCGTTGACTAAGAGTACAAATGATGCTACTACAGTGGCTGACGCATTGCCGGCACAGTACGCATCGTTAGCAAAAGCTGTTCGTAATAAAGTACCTGGCGCTCTTCAAAGAGCAGTTGAAATACTAGGAGCTGCTCCAACAAAACCAGAAGAAGACCCCGCTTTAGTTAAAGAGTATAGGTTTGCGAAAACACCTAAAGGAGGAAGTTTTGAAGGCACGTTACAAGACTGGGCAGAGCTTAAAAAAGCTAGAGGAACAGTTATAAAAACTACTCAAACTCCTGCAGAAAAAATGACAGAGAATAATTTAGAGCGTCAAGCAAAATATGTTGATATAACTGCACCTGTAGCTGCAACGGCTGTCACGGATAAGCAAGCAGCAAACGCTATACTGAATGAAGTAGAAAAAGGTTTTGACACAGGCATGGTTGCTAATTTTGTAGCTAACCAATCTAAAAATTTACAAGGTATTTTTCAACTAGCGGGCGTAGCTTATCCGGAATCTTTTTCTGAGAAAATTAAAGATCAAGCTGTTCTAAAGATTTTACAGAACGAAGCTATTATACCAATGATGGATGCGCAAGGTAAAGGATTTACAGATAAAGATTTAGAATATCAGCAGGACGTGCTACCTGGTTACACCCAGCCTTGGCAGTATAACGAAGCAGCGGCAACAATTAAGTTACATAAAGCTGTAAATCAGATTGAAGAAAACACTTTTGCTAATCAACGTGCTAACTTATCTGAAGTGACTCCATTAGACCATACTACTTTATGGGATGATTATTTAACTAAAATCCCTAGAAGTAAAATAGCAGCAGCTAAAAGAAACGGTATTGATTACAAAAGAATGGAAGTCATACAGGACAGTGCTAATCTTTCACAATACTGGGTAAAAGATAAGCCTAGAGGTTTTACCTTGTCGATCAAAGGCGAGAATAAAGATGTAACTTGGGCTGATATTAAAGACACTGCCGCAGCTAATGACATGAACATTAGAGAATTTTTAGCAGCTTATGAAAACCAAGGTTTAATTGTAAAAGGCGTTTACTAATGGCAATATTCGACACTTCTAACGTAATCTTTGAGTCAGGAGCTTCTAGCAATGGGGTTGTTTTTGATACAGGTATTGAGTTCCCTAACGAAGTCATTGCAAGACTAGCTGGCGAAAAAAGAATAGAAGAGCTGCAAGGAGGAGCAACACCGCCTACATCTTTTCCAGAAGTTCCTGTTCTTTCTGATCAAGGCACTAATGTTACTCCACGCCCAGAGGAAAGTTTACTACAACAAGCAGGAGAAGAGCTACGCTATCGTACAGCGCCTGTTGTAAATCCTGTAATGGAAGTGGTAGACGCTATGGTAACGCCTATTTATAGTTTTGGCTATGACATGGCTGTGCGGGTTCCTACTTACTTAGCTACTATGGGAACTAGAAACTTAGAAAACCTAGCGGAATCTTCTAACGTAAACATAGACATGGAGTGGGAAGGCGGCTACGACATAGGAGTTCCTGATTTATTCAGAAACAAGAGTTTTGTTAATGATGCTGAAACTGAACAATTCTTAGACAAAGGCGGTTTTTACGCTTCTCTTGGTCTTGGTATTACCAGTGCTGCTCGTGCTTCAATAAACATGTTAGGCGCTGGCTTTGTCAACTACGGGAAAAGAGGAGTCGCGCTAAACCCTAAAACTGGTCAGCCTTTTGTAGGAGTAGAAGGAGCGCGGACAGGTATCACAAGGTCTCTAGCAGAGTCTTCGCTACCTACTGAAGCTAAAGTAGCGTTAGCTATGGCTGTGGCGGGAGAAGTAGCTTCTGCTGCTACTGGCTCAGACAGTGCTCTTATAGCTTTGCCTGCTGAAATTGCTGGTGGTTTTGCAGCAGCGCGTAAACCAGCTACTTATTTAGAAGCTGCTACTGGCATTATTAAGTACGCAGACACAGGTGTTGAGGTAGTAGGTAAGAAAATAATAGACGCTTTTGATGCTAAGTTTGGGGAAGACGCAGTAACTTTAGCTAGTCAACGAATTAGAGGAGAGAGTGTCAGCCCTTTAGAAGCTAAACTAGCTTTAGAAACTGCTGACGATGCTTCTATTTTATCTGTAGCTCAACAAACAAATGACTCAGGTATCCTCACTTTAGAAAGAGCGTTAGCTGCTGAGGACAGTGTTTTTGCAGGTTTTGTAGACGACCAAGTTGATCAAGCTCAGTACTCGTTAGCGAGAGAATTAGAAACTCTAATGAATCCAGAAAGCAGTTCTTTAGATTGGACAGCACTAAAAGACTTCTTGCCTAAGATACAAAACGACTTGATAGCTCAAGTAGACGACAGAGTTATGATTGAGACAGAGAAGCTTACTAAGCTTTTAAAAGTTTACGATGGCGATGTCACTAAAATGTCCAAAGAGTTTGAGGAATCTTTTAATAAAATATACGCAGATGTTAAACAACAAGAAAACAACCTCTGGCAGCCTATAAACGACTCTGTAAAGATACCGACTAAACCTTTAGTAGACGCTGTTGAAACAATTGTCGCTAACTCCAGCTCACAAGCAGTGCTTCCTGCCGAGGAGTTTGCTAACATTCTAGGAAAAGGTGTTGCACGTACAGGTAAAGGCTGGAAGACGTTTGAAGTTACTCCTGATAACAAGAAGCGGTTAGCTGAAGCAGGCGTAAAAGTTAAATGGCCTGACGCACCTCTACAAACTGTAGAAGCTCCTCTAGTCCTTAGAGATTTAAGAAGCAAGCTCAACTCCATGGCTAGAAGCGCAAACGCAGCGACAGACCCTACTTTTCAATATAACCAGAAAGCTCTAGGGGAAGCTCAGCAAGCTGCTTTAGACAATATAACACTAGGTGTTGAAAGTGTTAATCCACAGCTTCGTGAGTACTATTTAGCGGCTACTGCTTTCTCTAAAAAAATACACGACACTTTCACTAGAGGAACTTTTGTACCCAAAGCTAAGAAGGCGGTTAAAGAGAAGAAGCTAGAGACAATGGTAGGCGGTCAAACAGCCAAGCAAACTGACATGGATATTGTTGCTAGGGAGATGGAAGAAGTCTTTAATTTAGCAACGTCTGGCAGCAGCGCCGCCCAGTCTAACGCTTTAAAACAGGCTGAAGGCTTTCTTCTTGCTAAGTTCCAGGCTCAGGTAAACCCTAATAAACTAGAAGATTTCAAGGCGTTTGAAACTTCCCACTCGTCTTGGATAGAAAGATTCCCAGCAGTAGGTGAAGCTATTAAAGCAGCAAAGAAAAAGGCGAGGTCTCAAGGGAAAGTAGTACAGAACGCTGAAACAGCAGCGGAAGTGGCGCGTTTGGACGACTTCTACGGAGTGGCTAACATGACGCCAGAGCAGGTTATGGATGTTATTCTTAAATCTTCAAGCCCTACACAAACTTCTGCCAGGTTCCGCAAGCTTTTAAGCACTAACAAAGAAGCTCTTGCTGTATTTAAAGAACAGGTTGCTAATCGTGTGGTTGCGCAATCAATGAAAATTGTTGATTCGCAAGTAGCAGGTAAAGGCAACGTAGAGCTTATTGATCCTGTTAGTTTTTCAAAAATTCTAAAAGATTTTAAGCCGTTGACTGCCGTGTTTAACACTGCTGAACAGAAAGGTTTAGAGCTGTTGCTTAGAGATGTAAGCAGTATAAGTAAATCTCTATCTGCTAAAAGAGGATATACAAAAGTTGCACCCCCTAAAACAAGTGCTGGTCTAATACTAGCGGCTAAGTTAGCTGCTTTGAAAGGCGTTAACTTACTAGCCGGTTCTTCTTCTATTGTGTTGGCGGGCACAGCTTCTAACGCCGCAACTAAAGCAATACAAAACTTAGGAGTAGAAGCGTCTAGTAAAGTTCTAAAAGAAGCTTATAAGAACCCAGAGCTTATGAAAGTTCTCCTTAGTAAGGATATCACAAGGAACCAGCTACAACTTTTGCAGTCAGGTAGGTTTAAAACAGGACGTATTATTTATAACGCTTTAACAGAGAAGGCAACTCAGCAGTAATAAAAAAGCCCTATAGAATCTCTCTATAGGGCTTTTACACTTTTATGTACCAATAAATGCTAATTCACTACACTTTTTACACTATTTCACATGCTCCACCAGTACACGCTAACTCTTGTGACCCTGTGGTGTTGTCTTCTTTCTCGAAGTTACCCAGGTCAATCCACTCAACACCTTGTGGCATAGCTGCTAATAGCTCTTCATACTTCTCAGCAGTGATGTCTTCATACGGAGCTTGCTGATACAGATGATCACTAAACGGCAACAAGCTGATACCGCTACAGATGTCAAAGTTATCCCAGATCCATTGTGCTACCTGCAGGAACTCATCATCGGTGTAGTATACAGTGATGCTTGGCTTATGTTCACACCAGTGGTTCTGATATGCTTTCCAAAGCTGTAGCTGTTCCATAGCTCCTACCTGGCTCACTGTAACGCTTGTCTCTGGGGCTTTAACAGGGAAGCTAAAGACAGAGGAAGCAGGACTCATTACATCTTGTTCAACAGGGAATCCAGCTTCGGCCATGAAGATAGCAAGTGGGTCTTTCTTGTCTGAGCGTACACGGCGGATGTAATGCTTAGAGAAGCGAGGGTGAATGCCACTAGCGCTATCAACAAGCTGAGACACAGTACCAGACGGCTTAACAGCAGTGACAGCAGTAGACTGATTAATACCAAGCTTCTCAGCCCACACCTTATTTGTTTCAACAGCCACATCTCTAACTTCCTCTAACCAACGCGCTAAGTCAGGTGAGTCTCCTTTACTCAACAAGTAGTGATCCATAATACCTGTCATGCTTACACCCAAGAGCGCCTCTTCTTCTGTGTTCTTCTTCCAACAAGCTCGTAAGTATCTGAAGTCTGTCAGTGTAGCCTGCAGTGTGCCTATGATCGCTGCTACCTCAGCCTTAGCCTTGAGTGTCTTGAGTGTGTCATCTGCCCGTACAACGATCTCTGATAGGTTACAGAACTGGTTGCTGCGTAAAATTATTTCACTGCAAGGATTCGTCCCGAAGTCATGCTTAGCGTCACGTCGTCCGTTACGTGCTGCAATCTTCTGAGCTGCAACGCGACTAAAGATACCACGCTCGCCTGCTTTAGACTCATACATGTTAGCCATCTCTGCCAGGAACGACTCAAAGTCTGGCTTCTCAGTGTAGGCTACAGAGTTGTTAGCGAGTCTGCGCTGACCTTCTAATTCCCACCAGTTACCGTTCTTAGCTTTAGCCATACGAGGATCTGACAGGTTAGACAGGCTGATAAGAGCTGATCTACGTACACCGCCTACAACAACAATGTCTGCAATCTTACAGCAGATGTCATGGCACTCAATGCTTGTTAGCTTACGACCAGCAGCTTTCTGGAACACAGCCATACAGAACTTAAACAGATCTTCCAAAGGCTCTGGCCCTGAAGCTCTACCGCCAAAGGTTTTAAGACGTTCGCCAGCACCGCGTACCTTGTGTACGTCATACTTAGGTATCTTGCCAGCGTATAACATAGCAATTAGCTCACGGAACGCAGAAGCCCAACCAATCTTGCTGTCAGCTACAACAATAACGCTGTCTGTCTCGTGGAAAGTCTCAGCCACTACTGGTAGCTTGGTGATGAAGTTACGCTCTACGCTGAAGCCTACGCCTGTGCCGCACATCAACACGTACATTAGCTCGTCAAAGCTACGTGGTGAGTCAATGTGTAAGTAGCTACAGTTGAAACCAGCTACGTTGTCTTTCTTTAGTGCTTCGCCTGCTGTCATCATGCAACGCATTGAAGGCATAACTTCTAGGTTGTGGATGGCGTTGAACAACTGTAAGGCCACCTTTTCATTTATTTGGCCCCG